CACCGAGGGATTTTAAGTCCCTTGCGTCTACCAATTCCGCCACTTTGGCACCTATGAATTTTATAAATTTGTCTGTTTCACTTTTAAAAAAGCATTAGGTGAAATAGTATAATAAGATCTATAATCACCTTTTATACGTAATTGAATTACAGAAAGATCATTATTTATTTTTTTAAATTCTTCCACATAACATATATCTTTTGATGATAATTTATATACTTGATCTGGTAATCTTGAAATTATAAATTTTGCAGCCGCTTCACTATCATTAACTAACAACAAATCAACAAATTTCATTTCATCATCTGGATTAATAAAAACATAATATATTGGATATTTATTAGTATTAAGAACTATTTTATCACCTTTCTCAAATATTTGCCCAGAAAAACAAATACTTGAATAAAATAATATTGCTATAATAATACATATACTAATTATTTTAATATTTTTCATCTTTTTATATTTCCTTTCATTAAAATATTTTCATCTATTAATAATTAATACCATTTGTTTTGACCACTCTTGCATTAATACAAATGCACTATTATTTTTTTCTTTAACTTGGTCCATTATTTTTCTAGTTTTAATTAAATCAGTACATGCATCACAAATAAATCTTAAACCATCAATATTATCAATTGATATTAGACCAATTAGAGTAGTAAATATTGAACCTAAACTTGGAGCATTAAGGTCTATACTTCTTTCCACACAAGTATACAAATTATCAAGTATAGCACCTATTGGATTTAACTCATCATCTTTTATTAATTGATTTTCTTTATTAAAATTATTAATTGGGATATTTTTAAAATCCTTTAAATATTTTTCATTAATAATTTCATTAAATACATTACAAATATAATTATATTCATCAATATTATCATCTTTAATAGTTTGAAGAACATTCGTATTTGCAATAATATCTTTTCCTACTTTAAGAATATATTTCATACCTCGTGGATGTGATGATATTAATAACATATATACCAACAATAAACTAAATGTTTGTCTATCTCCATTTAAATTACGAGATACTTCAATTGATTCTTTAACTAAATTTAATATTTTATTAATATCTTTTTCAATTTGTTCATCAGTTCTTTGATTCATTTTTCCAGATCCTTCTTTTTTAATCAAATTCCTTTACTTATAAAAATATTTGTTCATTTTTTTATTGGTATCAATAATTAATATATATAACCTAAGTAGTAGTTAAAAGATTTAAAAAAAGAACAAATATTAAAAGGAGATTAATATGTTTACAATAGGGAATCTGATACAAAATATATCTCATGGACAAAGTGGTATACCTACCAGATTAATTTTTAAACAATTAGATAATGTATATTTTCAACTATTTCCAAATATTAAATTATTAAAAGTGATTGAAAAAAATAATGGTACATTAGTATATTTACTTATTCCATCACAAAATGATAAAAATAAATATTATGATATTGTATTTTGGTTTGATACTACAACTAAATTAAACAATAATGTTAAATTTAAAGTATATAGTAATAGTCCTAATTTTGGTTATTCATATGCATATTTATTTAATCAAAATGGTTCATTATTATTTCCTGAAAAATATCCATCTATTATGATTAAACAACCTCCTAAAATAAGAAATCCATTTCAGGTTACAAGTTTTGATAAACATGTTTATGCTGGTTTTAAATTTTTATTTTCACAGAATTTAAAAGCATTATCTATAATGAATCAATCATCAGGAAGTATACATGTTGCTTCATTTAATGAAAAAATGAAAGAAATTAAAAAGAAAAAATGATGTTCATATCCCTTTCGGGATAGAGATATATAGGGAACGAACGGAAGAAAAATATTTTTAAAATAAAATTATATATTTTATTATTTTTTAATATTATTGATTATTATTAATTAAAAATTTAATGTTTATAAAATAATTTGATTTTATACAGAATAGCTGTGTGAGATAACATACGCAAGCAGATTCAAATATATTCATTCTGCGACCATTACATTCAAGAAAAATTCAGGAAGAATATTTCAATAGTAAACTCGTTGCTATGTCATATTAGAGAAAAGAAAACTTCTTATATAAATGCTACAATATTACATTTGTACTACATTTTTTAATAATAATCAGAAACATTAAAATATAATAAACTATATTTTCTTATTTCAAAAATAAATATATATAGTCAAATGATACTATACATTAACAAAAAAAAGGTGGTATAACTACCCACCTTTTCATTATCATACTACTTTATTGGATCCAAGTAATAAGATAAATCTTATTAATATTCTTAGATCAAAACTTCCTTTCATCTCTCCAATCATTAATTCAAGAGTATCTTTTGCAGATACACTTTCTTTATATGTTCGAACAGATGTCATAGCAGAAAATACATCTGCTATTCTTATTATTCGTGATATAAAAGGAATTTCATCTCCTTTTAAATTATAAGGATAACCAGTACCATTATAATTCTCATGATGATGTATAATTCCTTTTACTACATTTACTGGTAAATCAACATCTACTAATACAGCAAGAGAATGAATTGCATGAGTTTTAATAACCTCAAATTCATCTAAATTCAATTTCCCTTTTTTGTTAATGATATAATGTGGTATTTTCACTTTTCCAATATCATGAAGAAGTGAAGCTATTCCACATTCATATCTATATTGATCTAATTCACTTTTTGACATTTTAGGAAGAAGATCAATACATTCATCAAATAAAAGAATTGATAACCAAAATACCATTAAACTATGACTAAATGTATTATAATCATGTCCAATAAAATCGGATATCATTTTTACAGAATTCTCATTAGTTAAGAAATAAATATTCTGTTTTACTACATCAGTAATCTTTTTTAAAACCATTTTTGTCATTGGTTTATCAACTAATGATTCAAATGTTTCTTGTAAAAGATGTACTGATACATCGGCAAATATTTCAATTCTTATTTCTAATTCAATAGAAGTATCAGAAAGAATATTTACGATATTTTGAAGAAGATAATTTTGATAATTATTTTTATCATCTTTTGAAATATAAACTTCAGAAATAGATTTCTTTTCTAATTCTGAAATTTTATTTTTTGTAAAATGTCCTTTACTTGCATAAAGAACATATTTACTGGAACGCTTTAAATATAAATCAAATGTTCCAGTTATTTCAGTTAAAATACTTTTTAATGGAATTTGAATGTATTCCATTGTTATTCCTCCTTTTCATAATCTTCATTTTTACATGGAAGAGTCATAAGAAAAATTCTTTTCATATCTCTTCTAGTTTGTTCAATAATATCATTAATTGCTTCATCTCGAAATATTTTTTTCATTCTTCTTTCTTCACACATCATTGTATTTAGCATTTTATTATTCTCCTTTATTAAATTTAAGTTAATTTTTTAATACATCAACTTTAAATATATATAACAAAAAACTACCATTCAAAGTAATCAAAAAAAATGAACAAATAATAAAAATATTACAATAGGAGTTAGAAATGAATCAATTTGAAGAAATTAAAGATATGTTAAATGAATCTACAAATGATATAAAAGCAATGTCAAAAATCAAAGATTTCTTAATGAAAGCAAGACAAAATTTAAGAAATAATAAAATAGACGAACTTAAAAAAATAAGTCCAGAATTAAAATCTATTGCAAAAAAATTTAATGCAAAAAAATTAGTTCAACAATCAGGAATAGATAAATCGAAATTATTAAAAATGCAAGATGAATATGAAAAAAATATAACACCAAATAAATATTTTAGTTTCATATTAGCTTATACAACAATAATGAAATCAAAATTAACAAATACATCAATCGATTCTATAAAAAGAAAAAATATAACACAATATAATAAAAATAGAAGAAGTGGAAAAGGGCCTGTAATAGCAGCTACAATATTAGTAATAACTACTTTATGGACATCATTATATTTTTCAAGTAAAACTATAAATTCTCAATTAAATCTACCAGACAAATTAACTGAAAAATTACCAAAAAATTTAAAAAATGGTAATATTCAAATACCTATATTTATTATGTTAGTAGCAGCATTTATAATAGGAATATATGTTAAAAGTGAAAATGCAACACCACCATCAGATAATGCACAAATAAAAACATCTTCAAATCAACCTAAACCAAATAAATCAAAAAATAATAATGATAATAATAATGACTTTGTATTATGAAAATATATGAATGTACTGGATATAATAAAATTTATTGGAGTGCTAAACAAAATGAAGAAGGTTTATCTGATGTAAAATTATTATTATATCAACATGATGGAACTATATTATTAAATGATGTTTCTATGACTGAAACAGGAGATGGTGTATATGAATATGATTATAATTTTACAAAACATGATTGGTATTTAGCAGTAGGTTATTCAGAAAGTAAAGGTGGTAAAACCACAGATTCAATAAGAATTGGTAATCCTAATAAAGATTATATTTATGGAGTAGTTCCTAATGATTCAACTGTATATTATGAAATTAATTTATTAGATGATACAAATATAAAAAATGGCTATATGACAAAGATTACTGGAACTGATATATGGTGGGTAGATATTTCAGAATTACAAAAAAATAAATATTTTTTTAAAATGAATCATCGAGATACTGCAAGATTTGATTATCCTTTTATTAATACATTCACTTTAATATTAGAACCTGGATATAATATATCTTCATATCCTGGAAGTGGAAAATATAATTTTGACACAACTGCTTATACATGGATTCATATAGTAGATGAATGTGATACAACTACTACAAAAGCTTCCGATATAAGTAATTATATTAAATATCATTATCCTGAAGCAAATGTTAAATATATTAAAAGTTATTATGAACATCCAATTAAAAGGTTTAAAGTCTTTATACCAGATATAACACCTATATCAAATGATAATAATTTTCAATTAGTACAAATAAACCAAAAAAATGATATAGAAAAAAATGCATTCTATATTGATATTGATTCAACATGTAATATCATTATAGAATGCAAATAATTATTAAGCAACTCTTTTACATTTATTTTTTCTTAAAGCAACTCTTTTTGTTTTATATCCGGGTTTTCGTTTAATATGAAATACTTCAATTAAATGTTTAATTGATGATTTTGTTAAAAGATTTTTAATCTCACTTGCAATTTCTACCATATTCATATCTTTTTCAGAATATAAATATGATAATAATGATTTAACAGATTTATATTCAGTAGAATGTCGTTTATTATAATCTAATAGAAGAGCGTACCATTTTTGATATGCTGCTACTCTTTTAAAAGCAATTTGATCTTCTTTAGGTATAGTAGTACAATAACGATATTCTTTATTATCTTTTTCTGTTCTAATATGTAAATGACTATTGATATAATATTCATCATCAATTATTATTAAACATGCAGTTTGTTGAATATATTTTTCATATTTTTTTTCTATTAAACATGTACCACATTCACAAGTTAATTCTTGAACTATATTTCCATATTCACATTGTATTTTATAATGCTTTTTACATTTAATACAAATAGCAATTCTAGTTTTGTGCATAAATATTTCCTTTCTTTCAAAAATTATAATAATACAAATTCTTATTTCTAAAAATTAATATATATAATAATAATTTTCTAAACAAAGAAAAAAGGATATAAATGGCTTATTCAATATCAGGTGTTATATATGATCAATATGAATCACCTGTACCTAATTGTTTTTATCAATTTTTATTTATTAATAATAATAATGAATTATCAAGTCCTACTACTTGGAGTGAAATAAAACAAGCAGATCAATTTGGTTATTATTCTGCTGATATTTTAGATGGATCTATTCTTACTACTAATGGGACATTTAATACTTATGATGAAGTAGTTGTAGTTTGTTGGATTGGTGATTCAACAAGAAGTGAAATTATTACTGAATGTTCAGATTGGGTACATCCTATTATTGATACTAATAAAGAAATTACTATTCAAAATATTAAAATTTATCCAATACAATCACCTGAAGCAAGATTTATAAATTTACCTCCTAATGGTATTGTAGATTCTAATTATAATATTATTAATACTAGTTTAAGTAATTGGTCTACTACTGAAGTTTCTCCATTTAATACCATATTTTATCAACATTGTGAATTTAAAAATATTCCTATATTTAATAGTAATTGTATTGCATCTAGTAAATGGGAATATGGTATTGGTCCTGATGATATTTTTCCTGGTAAACATGACACTAATCATAGTTGGCATGATCCTGGGATATTTAATGTAACTCTTACAATTACTAATAATTCAGGATTAATTGATTCTTATAGTGAACAAATAATTATAAAATATACTATTAATGTTGATTTTGATTATTTACCTAATCCACCACATATAAATGATTCTGTTAATTTTACAAATACTTCAAATGACATATGGAACAGAGTTTCAAATTATAGGTGGGAATTTTTTGATGGTGATATATTAGCTCCACCCACTGATACTTATGATGGTAATTATTCATTTTCACCAAATTATGTATTTAGTAATCAGCCAGATAGATGTGTTAATTTAATTGCTTTTTGGAATGATGGTATTGAAAATACACAAACTTCAATTACTAAATGTTTAGCTTTTATTCCAATAGCAGATTTTGAAAAAATTGATACTACTTGTTCACCTACTTATCGAGATAGATCTGTTGCAGGTTTAAGTCCTAAAATATATTATTGGTGGTCAATAAAAAAACAAATAGATAGTGGATGGAAAGAAATATTATCATTAGAAGGTGAAGATGCATTTGAAATACAATTTCATTTTCCTTCTATTGGTAATTATCAAATATGGCATAAAGTAAAAGATTCTAATGATTTAACAGATGAAATCATTAAAAATTATGATATAAAAGTATGTCCTGTTCAACCTGGGGGTTCTGGTGGTGGGGGAGGAGTAAGATATTATTCCCAAAGAAAAAAAGAAGAGATATTAAAGGCAAAAGCTACATTAATTAAGATAAAAGAAAAAAAGAAAGTTAAATTAAAATTAAAATTAATTCAAACTGAAAGGATTAATTATGAAATTTGAAGATAATATGAAAATATTTGATTTATTCTTAGAATATGATGAAATTGATGAAGCTTTTATGCCGATTGGAAAAATGGTCAGAAAACCTGTTCAAATGGTAGGAAAAACTATTCGGAAAGTCGGAAGAACAATGATGGGAAGATCTGTTAAAACAGGTGCAAGATTAAAGAAGTCACCAGGTATGATGCAAAGAATGAAAAATGCTGCAGCACAAACTAAAAAAGGTTTAAGAACTGCAGGAAAACAATTAAAAAAGAATTATTCAACTATGAAACCAACAACTTCTATACAAAGGTAAATAAAAATGTTAAAAATAAAATCAACTACTGGACAAAAATTAACATTTGATATAGATGTACAAGGTACTGAGTCTAATAATATTACTGGTAAAATGAGAATAGTAAAAGAAAATATTGAATATGGATTTGATGCAATTATTAAAAGTGGAAAAATGATTGTCGATTTACCAGCATTAGATACTGTTATACTTAATTTAGAAAATGGTACTGTATTAGAATCTAAAATTGATATAATTGCAAATAATGAAACTTTTACTGAAGCATGGAAAGATAATATAACAATTGAACGACCAGTTGAAGTAAAAGCTACTGTATCAGAATCAAAAGAAATTAAAAATGAAATAAAAGTAACTGTAGGAAAATCAAAAAATCCTGTTATTGTAGAAGGTTCTGGTACTAGAAAAAAAGGAAAGAAAATACCTAAAGATAAAGCATCACACAACTTAGCAGCAAAGAAAAGACAATTTCCTCAAAAACCAGTTAATATAGAAGAAAAATTAAATAAATTTATAAGTAAATATAATTAAACCTATTAAGTATACTTTATGAACTTTCTATAAGGAAATGATATTATGGCAAGTAGAAAATTAGATGATTTATATTCACCTTTAGAAAATGTAATTAAAGAAGCACTTTTAATTGCTAAAAAAAGAAATCTTCCTATATTAATAACATGTACACAACGATCTCCTGAAGAACAAAAAGCTTTATATGCACAAGGAAGAGAAAGTTTAACATTAGTAAATCATTTACGATTAAAAGTAGGACTACCAGCTATATCAAAAATTACAAATAAAAGGAAAATTACTTGGACTTCAACAACTTATCATTCAACTTTACCAAAAGCAATGGCAGTTGATTTTGCAATAAGTGATAATAATAAAGTATACTGGGATTTAAAAACTGATATAAATACTAATCATATTTCAGATTATAAAGAATTTGCTACTATATGTAAATCATTAAATTCAAACATTGAATGGGGTGGTGATTGGAATAATACTGATCCATGTCATATACAATGGAAAAATGGTTTAAATATAAATCAAGAAGAACCAATAAAGGAAGTAGAAAAAGAAGAACCAATAAAGGAAGTAGAAAAAGAAGAACCAATAAAGGAAAAAGAAGAACCAATAAAGGAAGTAGAAAAAGAAGAACCAATAAAGGAAGTAGAAAAACCTGAAACAACACTACAAAAAATAATAAATTTTATATTTAATATTATTTTAAAAATAAAGGGGATGATAAAATAATCATCCCCTTTAAATTACTTACAATAATAAACTTCCAATTTCTTTAAAATTATTATTTGTATTTGAAACTAATTTTCTAGTAAATGTAATTTTATTATTTAATTTCACTTCATTCTTTACTAATATACCAAGAGCTAATGCTACAAGATGTTTATTATTCTTGTATATTAAATTAAGAATTTTTTCAAAATTTTTATTACAAAGTGATTTATTTGGTTTATGTTTTTGATTATATCTCATTCTACTAATGATTTCAGAAACACAAACTGATATAATTGCAAAAACTTCAGTATGATTTAACTTATCATAATCATAAGTAATTTTTTCTTCTAAAATATCAGAACCATTATAATTAGACATAAATACTTTGTATTTAATAAATTCTATTGCTGAATCATTATCAACATGTCCTTTTACAATATTAAATAAATTATCAGTAGTAATATTATCTTCTCCTATAGTATTAATAAAAGAATTTAATTGTTCTGATGCATATGTCCAACTACGAGGAGATGACCATGAAACATTTTCAGTAGGAGGTGTCATAAAACAATTTTCATTATGTTTTAAAAACATAATTATATCTAATCTGATATTATTTTTTACAGCATAATGTTCAATCCAGTCATCAACTTCAGCACAAACTTCAAGAAAATAAATTCTATTAGTTATTGGCGCTAACATTTGTTGAAATCCTGCTAAATCACATGATCTATTACCAGCCATTAATAAAATAATATTTTGAGGTAAAAAGTGTGAATTAATTCCTCTATATGTTAATAACTGAAATAAATAACTTTGCATTGTTTTATTTACTAAATGAATATCATCAAGAAATAAAATAACAGGATCTGTATTAATGTTAAAATTCTTTTTAGGAAATTTTACATTCTTCAATGATATAATATCTGGTCTAGACCAAATAGTATGTGAAGGATCTTTTTTAGGATTATATAAAGGAACTGTATCTACTATAGTTTGAATTTCATCAGGAAGATTTTTATTTTTCTTTAATAATTTTAAACTATCAGAAAACCATTCAAAAAAGCAAGTCATTGCTGCTGTACCAGTTTTTGGAAGACCTGATAAAGCTTCTAATTGACTTGTACTTAAATAATAAATATCTAAACCCCATTTATTATTTTCGCATAATGTTTCAATTAATTCAGATTTACCAATTCCAGGAGGTCCAGTTAAACACATACATGAAATATGTTTTTCTGGATTATTCATATGTGAATTCACATAACTTTCAATATAAGGTATTGAATCATTAATTACTATATTCTTTTCCCACTTACTAGTCATTTTCATTTACAAATCCTTTCTTTTTTTTAATTAATTCTTATAATTCTACCTCTTATATCATTAAATTTATTTGTTGAACTTGTTATGTACATAATTGGAATATTTATTGGTAATAATTTTTGACAAGTTTGAATGTCAGATTCCATATCAGTTATACATATTACACATGAAATTAATTTATTATAATCTTTTTTAATAAATTTAACAACTCTATTAAATACATCATGATGAGAAGTTCCTCCATTTGATCTTCTAATATTAATTTCATCAAAATCAACTGTTTCTATATCATCATAAAATTTCTCCCATGTAATAGTTGAATCATGTTTTAAAACAAAAAGATTTTTAAAGTAAGATCTTGATTGATATACTATTTCAAAAGCTTTTTTAACATCCTTATTAGATACTGAAGCAGATTCATCTATTGCAAAAAATACTGTTCCTAATTCTTCTTCTTCTGCATATGTTGGTCTATATCCTATACTTGGATAATTAGCTAAATATGAATATGATGGACGACTCCAACATAAATCAGTACTCTTTTGTAATGCAGTTGCTAAACAATCTTTTGTAATTTTTTCCCAATCAACTTTAACCTTATATATTTTATTTAATATTTGTTGATATTTAATTGTTCCTTCCCCTTTTTGAGAAACTATTAATTGTTTAGTTAACTCAGTAGAATCAAAATGTTCTTGTTCAATTTGTTTAACTGTTTCTGCATCCATTTCTTCTGGTACTTTAACTTTATACTGAATGTATTCTTTCCCATTAATGTTAGTAATTTGTTCTTCTATTTCTATTTCATTTTCTTTTCCATTTTCTTTTTCATATGTGAATTTAATATTTTGCTTTTTTATTTTTACGTTATTTGTTAATTTTGAATATATTTCTTCTTCACACATATTGTCAAATTTATTGTTAAAATAGAAATTTTTCTTATATAACGTATTTTGATGAACATCTAAATACAAATTCATTCGATTTTTTTCTTGTGCAAATAAAAGACTTAAAACTTCAATAACATGATTTATTACATAATCTCCTGCAATATTCCATATCATATCATTTCTATTATTTATTCTAAAACGATGTTGAAATATTTCATGCATTATTTCATGTAGTAATACAAATGTTAAATATTTTTGTTTGTCTTGAAATTTATGAAGAGTAGCACCTTCACTACAATTGATAATTATTACTTTAGAATATATATCAATTAACGCATCTGCTTTTTTAATAGGAAAATTATCCATCGGTACTATTTCATAAGCTAATAAATGTAATCCGTATGGAGATGTTAATTTTGTTAGTATTAAATTAGTTATTGATTTTTGTATCATCATATTAATATTTTTTAAAAAATTAGTTTCCATAAATTTCCTTTCCATAAAAAATTAATTACCTATCTAATAATAAATATATATAACTAATGTTTTAGTTATGTATATTTTCTGAGTTCTTTTTTTTATGTTTTAATTTAAATGGTTATTCTTTTTAATGAACAAATTATAAATATTAAATTTAAATACTTATAAGAAGAAAATATTAATTTCAAGGATCTCAGAAAAATGAATATAAATAAAATAGCATCAAATTTAAGGAATGATTATATAGAAGAAAATTGTTCTGCAAGTATAAATGCATATGAATCATTACCAACAAAAAAAAGATATTCACAATATGAAGAATTAACAGAATTAATAGATGAAGATATTGAAGAATGAAAATAATACCAGAACTTAATTATTGGATTTATCAAAGATATTTTGAAGGTCCAATAAATGAATATCCATTTGAATTTCCTACAGAAATGAATAAAAGTAAATGGTGTTCAGATAATTCAGTATTGAACCTTTTATTTAATGAAACATTTAACGAAGATTCATATCAAATATTATATAAACAAATAAGTTTTCAAAATTTAAATGATATAATATTAACAACTAGATTAGTACAATTTAGAAATGATATTCAAATATATAAATGTTCAAGAGGTTCTGTTTTACCATATCCACCTCCTACAACTCCTTGTTCATTACCAAATGAAAATGGTGAAAATATTTTTGAATTTGATGAAGAAGAAATTAATCTTTTAAATATATTATTTGATTATAGATCAACTGGTTATGACACATCTTCTCAATTAGATGTTATAATATTTGATGATTTAAATAGTAGTTTATCAAAATTAATTTATATATATTTACAATTATCGATTTATGATAATTTTGATATATATGATAATAGTTTAACATATAGTAATCAAAACAGATTAATAGAATTGTTATTTGAAAAATATGTAATAGATACTTATTTTCGATTATTGCAAAAATCTTATTTAGTATTAGATTCTACTACTACATTAAAAACAATTGAATTACAAACAATTGATGAAGTTATTACTGTTAATAATATATATTTTAATGCACAAAGAGCACCTTTACAATATACACCTTTTGAATTAGAAGATTTTACATTGATTGTTAATGGTGAAGTTAAAAAAATAGTTTTTGATTATGATGTTTATGTTCATAATGATATTCCTTATCTTAGTTGGGAAGATTTAGAATTACAAGTGAATGTAAATGATAAATTATATGTATGTTATTCATATGAAATTTAAAATTAAGAGGATAGTTATCAGTGTTTAATACAGACGATTTCTTCAAGGTATTAGAATACCTTAAAAATGGTGAGGAAGATCCAACAATACCACCAGAGATTCGTCAATTAGCACAAAATGCAAAATTAAAAACAAAACAGTTTTTTAAATATGTAATTGATCAAATTGCTTTTAATTCAGATGATTATAATAGACTTAGAACACTTATTATAGATTGGTATTCATCACAAAAAACTTTACAAGATTTATCAAAAAATACTTCAGATGCATTTAGTTTACCTGGTACCTTATTAAATATTTCATGTAGAAGTTTTGGTTTTCCTTATGCAGATGGTATTGGTAGTAGAGTTGATAAAGCCTTATTTTTATATTCGTTAACTGAATTATATAAAATTAAAGGAAGTCCTAAATCTATTAAATCTGCATTAGAATTCTTTGGTGTGTATGATACTCAAATATTCGAGTGGTGGATTAAAAAAGATCTTGTAACCGATAAATTATATTTTGAAAGTTCTTATGTTGATTTGGGTGGAGTTGATCCTGAAAGTTTACAAAATCAAAAAATACCTTATGATCATTTTACTACTGATCCTCATTGGTGGTATAATGAAGAACAAATTAAAATACTTGATAATACATTACCCATAAGGTTACCTTCAATTACTCCATATTTTAATATTCAAGCAAGTGCTTCATTAGATAAATTAACTGAATTATATTCTGTTATTAGTAGACGTATTAGTGATCAATATACTACTTATATAAATGATAATATTCTTGATCAAAATATATTTGTAGATATTTATGCTCAAAATTTATCTTTATTAGAATTAGTTCTTTCTATATCTTATACATTTAATACTTGGACCAATAGAACATATGGTAGTGATTCTACTTCATATATTCATTATGTTGGTGATGAAGAAGATTATGATGTAATTATTGATGAATATAATAATATAACCCAAAGACCAACTACTAAAGATGAATTAGAAGCACGTAAACAAGAATTCAATAGTAAATTTACAAAACAACAATCCGCTAATTTTTTAAGTAGTGATGTTGATACTGCAAATATTTTAAGTACAATTAATCCTGATTTAAAAGCATGGATTGATAATAAGTTTATAACACCTGATATTATTGAGTCTATTTTATCTCAATTCTTAAGAGAATTAGATATTTATATACGAATGGAATTTGGTACTCAAGCTTTATCATTTTCTCAAATTATGTTAGGTAATGATGTTGATGATATTCTTGATGTGATTAATTTCTTTAAACCTAAACGTGCTCGATTATTAGCGTTTAATTTAGTTTATGCAGTCGATGATCCTCTGTTTAATTCTATCCTTTTAGGTGATACTTTACATAATAGAATAAGACAATGGGATGAAGAACAATATAATTATTATGATCATTTAAATAATACAAAAATAACTCAATGGAATTATGAAGCATTTTTTCATTCAAGTAGTGGTACTGGTCATAATTCTTGTGGGTTTGATGTTGGTAATTATTTTGATAATTATCCCAGTTGTATAAATATTCATGATGATTTATTTACTATTATTAGACATTTTAATAAAGATGTTTTATTAACTTATGATAAATTTCAAATACCATATATTAATTTATCTTTTAATGAATATGGTAGATCACCTATTTTTGATAGATGTGGTATTTTTGATACGAGAATGCAAGTGTGGGATTGTGAAAAAACAAGTTTAACACAAACATTCCATGATCGTGCATATATGTGTAGACATTTACCTTTTGATTTAGGTGATCATTTTGATACTTGTGGGAGAATAGCCAATCCTTATGATAGAAATAAAACATTTGATTCTGGTTATATATTTGATGTAGATGGGTATCCTTTACCAAGAAGATATGATAGTAATACACGATTCGATGAAAAAACTGGTCTGTTTATTCCGTGGTGGGTTGAAGGACCTGATCCTGAATATGTATGTACTTGTGATAAATTAAATTTAAGTTTAAGAAAAAAATATAATGATAATGTTAATATTACAGAACAAATTAATTATTCACCTATTTTATCTTTTAATGATAAATTAGAACAATCTTTAACTACATTTGATATGGATGATCATTTTGATTCACCTAGTGTATATTTTAAAGATGGTTTAATTCAATCTACTAATATATTTTTAGGTGATTCATTAAGTGATACCCTTAATAGAATGTTTAATTTTTCTTTTATTAATCAACATTCAGTTGATATTGAAGATAATTTGCAACATGTTAAAGTTAATGATAATTTTAATGATTCTGTTCCTTTATTAGATTCTATACAAATTGTTGTAAATGCAGTACCACCACCTTAATAAATGTTTTAAGTTAATAAAAATTTTTTTGTTTGATAATAAACTATAGGAGGAATTCCAATGAGTACTAAAAAAGTTCGTATATTCGATAACCAGAAAAGAAATATGGGAGATGCATTATCTGCAGGTGAAAAAAGACCACGTGGTCATGTTGAAATTTTTGATAAAAGATCCGGTGAAAGAATAGGTTTTTCTGATAATGTTTCTTTTCCTACTTTAAATAAAATAGGTGATCGAGAAAATTTAATTGTTTATTCTGGGAGAACTTGGTTGATGCAAAGATCTTTTAATCAAGACCTTATTCCTAGTTCTAATGAGTCAAATCGTTATATTTCATGGTTCGGTTTAGGTACTGGGGGTGCTACTCCTGGTGATCCTTTAAATCCTGTTGCACCTACTTCCACTGATACTGTTCTTGATACTCCAGCTATTATTAATACTTCTGATGCAAATGTTGCAAATAGTGGTTATCAACATCCTTTTGATTCTATTGTGTATGAACAAGATTCGTCAAATGATAATCAATATCTTATATCAAAAGTGACTACTACTATTTCAAATAATGATGCAAATGGTCCTACTGGTTCTAGTTATTATGATTTAAGTGAAGCTGGCCTTTATATTTCAGATTCAAATGTTGCTACTAGTATGACACCTGCTTCTTTAATTCTTTTTGCTCGTGTTACTTATAGTACTATTCGTAAACATAATGAGAGAGAAATTGTTTTTATATGGTCGATTTATTTTTAATAAAGTAAGGTTTTTTAAAAACTTTACTTTATTCTTCTGTATAGTAATAAATAATCTCTAAAAGATTTAATTAAATTTTAGAACAAAAATAAAAATAAATTTAAGATCAAAATTTTTACAAAGTAGGAGGAAAAAGAATGGCTATTCCTATTTCACCAGGGGTTTATACTAAAATAATTGATCTTTCTACATATGTTCAGGCAGTACCTGGAACTATTGGATTTATTTGTATTATATCCAGAAAAGGACCAGATAATAAACTGACATTTGTAGGAAGTCAACAAGAGTTGTTTGAGAAGTTTGGTAAACCAAATGTTACAGATTATGGAAAAACATACGGTCAAGGATTATATGTAGCAAATAATCATATGACTGTATCATATTCATTATATGTAATTAGGTGTTTACCTTCTGATGCAACATATGCTAATTTATTTATGGTAGCAGATACTACCGCAGCAGCAATAGTTACATCCAGTGAAGCAAGTCAAAATTCACTTGATGAATTAAATACTACATTACAAATTGAAGCTGGTGGTAGAATTCCACTTTGTTATTTTATACCTGAAGGTCGTGGTGATGCATATGAAGATTTAGGTATTAGAATAACAGAACATGCAAATCCTGAAGTTGAAGGTATTTATATATTAGATGTATATGAAACTCAAGCAGATGGTGATGATGTTATCGTAGAATCTTTTGAAGTATCATTTGATAATACTGCACTGGATGATTCAGGTGAGTCAGTTTTCATTGAAGATGTTCTTGAGAAGTATTCGAAAAAATTAAGATGTAAGACAAATGAAAAAGGTATTTTAATTGCAGATAATAATTCACTTGATGTTACAACTCCTTTCTTATCACCTTCTGCAGTTCATTTGGATGAAGGTAGTGAAGGATCACTTATTAATGTTTCACCTGAAGGTAAAAAACAAATTGAACAAACAGTAGCAGATCAAATATTATCACAAGCATATACTGGTATTATTGATGATGATGTTGTTGATTTAGATAATATATATTTTACTTTAGTTTGGGATCCAGGTTATCCTACAAATGTAAAATTTTCTATTCATCAATTAGTTAATGATATTCGTCTTGATTGTGTTGCTATTATGGATAATGGTGATAATACCAATTATGCTGCTGCAATGGATTCAAGAACAAATGATCATACTTTCAATTCAAGATATGTAGCACTTTATGAAAGTTATAATAAAGTATATGATAAATTTACTGGTCGTGATATATGGGTTTCACCTGTTTATCATATGGCCACTATGATTCCTTTAAATGATAAACTTTATGAACTTTGGTATCCAAGTGCTGGTTTTAATAGAGGTACTATTGCTTATATTAAAGAACTTCGTTTTAATCCTAAACTTGGTCAAAGAGATCAGATGTATTTAGCTCAACTTAATCCTATTGTTAAGTTTAATGTAGGTTATACAGTTTGGGGTCAATTAACTACTCAAAAGAGACCTAGTAAATTGCAAGATCTTCATGCAATTAGAACTGTTCTTTATATTAAGAGAGCACTTGAACAATATTTGAAATTTTTTGTATTTGAATTTAATGATCCTGAAACTTGGGAACAAATGAAATCAGATATTTCTCCTTTCTTAGAGTCTATTAAACAAGCAAGAGGATTACGTTCTTATAATGTAGATGTAGGTGCTACCGATTATGAATTAAAAACAAAAACATGTCATGTTAATGTTTTACTTGAACCTATGCCTATCATTGAAAAAATTATGCTTAATTTATTTATTAAGTAAATAAAAGAACAAATTATAAAATTTAAATAAGGGAGCAAATATTATGAAATCTTCATTTTCAAATATTGCGGGCAATAGATTTGATCGCAATTTTGGTGGTACTCGAAAAGGTACTGCTGATCCTTATATGTCAGGTTACCATTATATATGGTTTAAAGAACTTCCTAATGATTTAGTAGCTAATATCAATGTTGCTGATAATTCAAATCTTGGTGATATTAATGCTGTAAAAAATGTCCTCGCTGCTTCAGCACAATCAGTTACTCCTCCTGGTGGAACACTTAATAAAACTGAATTTGCTGCGCAAGGTGGGACAAAGTGGGGAGCACCTACCAATATAGATTATAGTAATAATTTTACTGTTAAGTTTTTAGAATATTCTTCACTTCCTATCCTAAGTATTTTTCATGGATGGATTAGGATGATAAGAGATTATAGAACTGGTGCGTCTACTTTAAGTGGTGATAATTATACTAAACAAAATTATTCTGGATCAATGTTTTATTGGACTACTAAACCTGATGGTATTACTATTGAATATAGTGCCTGTTATGTTGGTGTTTTTCCTACTAAAGATCCTCAAGACCTTTATGCTGGTGATATTTCTACTGTTGATAAACTTGAAGTTGATATGGAATTCCATGTCGATAAAGCATATAATGAAACTTGGGTAAGAAGTGCTTGTAGTGAACTTGCTACAAGATTTAAAGAAGAAGGTGTTGGTATGCATGGTCTTGGCGCTACTACTGGTAGTGTAGAAAATATTTAATTTTTAATATTATGAGGGTATTAATATTAATTTATTAATACCCTCTTTTTAGTTAATAAAAAAAGGAATTATTGTTTTCTTGTATTTATATAAGAAAATATATACATAGTCGATTTAATATTATTAAAGAGATTTTTTGATATTAAAAAAGTAAGATTATTAATTAAAACCATATAGAAAATAGAAACAATAAATAGGAGATTATAAAATGGAAATACTACCTAATATTCAAATCAATTATCCAGAATATTCATTAATTACACCACAGACATTACAAGAATTTACAATAAGATCATTAAGTGTACAGGAAGAAGAAAATTTTAAAGCAAGTATATTAACACCAAATCAATTTGCAGATCATTTAAATAAAATCATATGGAATTGTCTAGTAAAAAAACCTGAATCAATTAAAACATATGATGATTTTGAAAATAATATATCTGTTAAAGATAGAGATGCATTATTATATGGACTGTATCATATATCATATAAAGATATAAGTGATTATGATGTAACATGTCAAAATTGTGGAAAGTCTTTTCCTGTTAAAATAGATATATCAAAATGTTTTTCAATAAATAGATATATACCAACCGGTGAAGATGTAATACTTGATAAAATGCAAAATGAAAAAATTGAATATGAAAATAAAAAACCAGAAACAATAACTGAAAATAGAGAAGTTATTGTTAAACATGATAAACCAACTCCTGCAGTTGATAATTTTGAATTAATTAAGAAAAGAATTAAATTACGTTTAAAAGTAGCTTCTAATATAATTGTATATATTAAACAACCTTTACTTCGTGATGAAAGATTGTTATCACAAGATCCGTTGTTTCAATCTACAAAACAACAAGATATAGGAACTGAGTTATTAGTAATTGATCATGTTGAAATATTAAATGATAGTAAAAATGAAAATGATAGGTCTAAAATCATAATTAAAGAAAAAGATAATTTAAGTATACTTTATAAAAAATTACCTTCTCAAGATAGAAAAATGATCAATGAATCTTTTATTGAAAATTTTGCTAAATATGGTATAGAGTTGAAAGTTGTATCTCGTTGTATTTCTTGTGGAGAGGAGGCGGAAACTAACATTGATCTAGTTTCCCAGTTCTTTCGATCATTGTATTAACGAGAAGTCATTAGATCAATATAGTAAAGTACTTGAAGAAAATATTTTTTTAATGATTGAATTGTTAAAACAAGATTATCAATCTATTATGAATATGCCTATAGATAGGTTTTATAAGTTTTTACAATTAAAAGATAAATTCGATAAAGAAGTTCAACAAGCACAAAAAGAGGAATTAGATAAAATATAATCCCTTTCAGTCATTTAGTTTAGTGAACAAATATTAAAAAAAGGTGACTGATTTATGACAACAAGTAATTCTCTTAAAAAATTTGAAGAGAGTGTTAGGGGAAAAAGCGGAGTCGCTCACGATTATATAGATACGATCGGCTCCGCTGGGGATTTTACTCGAATACATGGAATTAATGTTATTGTCAATTCTCTACGTAATCTTTTAATCACACCACTTGGTAGTTATCCTTTTAATCCTGAATATGGTTCAGAATTATATAAAAAAGTATTTGAACCATTAGATAATTTTACAATTGAAGAAATACAATTTGAAGTGAAAGATAGGATAGCTATGTTTGATAGTAGAATTAATGTTATAAATGTTTCAATTGATTTACTTTCAGATAATAAAGGAGTAGCAATTTCAGTATTTATTAAAAAAGGTGATGAATCTGGTGATATTAAATTGAATTTTTCTAATCTACCTACATTTGGTTTGGAGTAATTAATTATGCAAAAATGGAGTAGAATACATGAATATTCATATCAATATCAAAAATGGGTATATAAAGTTTATGCAGAACATGGTCCTGGTTATCTTTGTACATATTGGAATTTAGATCTTACTAATTCTATTTATGATGGTAATATATTAGATGGATCAACATATGAAAAAATGGGTGACCTTTCTGGTTTAAAGTGGAGGAAGATACATTTATTACCTGTATTTCAAATAGAACAAATACAACCTGTATTTAATGCAGATGAAGATGGGTATACTAAAAAAGAACAAACTACTTCATTTACAATACCCACTGAATATAATTTTCAACCTTCTCCTATGGATTTTGTTAAATTTGAACAAGAGATTTTACATCCTACTGATCAAACTTATCCTTTATATCAAGTAGTTAATTTTGAAAAAGCTACCAATACTGATAAAACATTTTGGAAAGTATCTTTAAAAGTTGATTATCATCATGAATCACAAATAGATAAACAATTATCTCAAGTTTGTGTATTTTTTGATTATACTAAAAAAATATATGATTCAGAAAAAGGTGCTTTTCTTTATAAGTTATTAGATAAAAATATTGAACTTAATCCTATTAATAATTTTTTTAGTCCAAATAATGGTTTATTTTTTCAGGAAACATTATGAATATATTAAATGAACAATTTCAAAATTTAGAAGCACATTTATCATTGTTACATGAAAAAAAGAAACATAATATGATTGATAATTTAAAAAAGAAATTGAAAAAATTTAAAAAGAAAAAAGATGATGATGATAAAAAGAAAACTGAAATAACTAGAAGTATTAAGTTTTTAATTAAACAATATAAACAGTATAAAAAAGAAGCTGCAAAAGTTTATAAATCTATTGTAGGTAAAACTCATAAAGAAATTGTTAATTTAAAAAAACATCATGTTAAATTAAAAAATAAAGAAAAAGAATCATTTAAAAAATTACATAAACAAAGAAAAGAACTAAAGAAAATAATATCTGAGATTGAAATTAAAGAAAAACATATTAAAATAATTAAAAAACATATTAAAAAAATAAAATAATTACACTTATAATATAAAGGATGATTATAGATGTTTGATATTAATTCTCCCAGTATAAATATACTAACTTCCAGAGATGGTATTAGAAATCAATTAGTAGATTATGCAAAATCATATTTGGAATTAGAAAATGTAGATTTATATTATACTTCATTTCTTTCCTATATAATAAATGTATTATCTGTACTTACTTCTAATCAATTATATTATACTTCTACTATATATAGAGAGTTTTTTCTTACTGAAGCACAATTAGAAGAATCAGTTTATAATCTAGTAAAGTGGATTGGTTATACTCCTTCTACTGCTACTCCCGCTAAAACTGATATATTAATGACATTACCATTAAAATTTAAAGATAATGATGTTACTTTTAAAATACCTAATAATTTTAAAGTGAAGTCTGGTGATATTATATATACTATTGATTCTCCTTTGATTGTGAAATTAGATAAAGATGATATCCAATCTGAAGAAGATGATATGGATAATGAAGGTATTAATATCAGAGTCCTTAATAATAAAGCAGTAACTGTAAGAAATGATAAAGGATATTTCTTTCCTGTTCTTTTAGATTCTAAAAATGAAACTGCTTCTTTTATGATACCGTTTACTCAATATGAAATACATGAATTTACATATCAAGTTCCTGAAGATTTAGAAATTTATCAATTTTGGTCTGTAACTTTAGAATATAGTGGTATGGCTTGGACTCAAAAAGTTTATGAAGTTTATGATGATGGAAGTGGTACAGTTACTACATTATTACAACAAGCTGAAGCAAATTCTTTATATACTATGACATCTCATGATAAAAAATATGTGTTTGTTCCAAGTTATAATAAAGCAGATATTTATTTTGGTAATGGTATTATTGGAAAACAACCTACACCTGGTTCTACTATTAAAATAGAAGTATTAATTACTAAAGGTGAAAGTGGTAGAGTTATTACTGGTGCTTTAAATCAATCTGATAAATTATATTATTCTGCTGGTGGTAAAACTTTACCTATTAAATTAACTGTTACTAATCCTTCTCCTGCATTAGGTGGTGAAGACGCACCTTCTATTTCACAAATTAAATCCAGGGCTATCGCAAACCTTACTAGTAAAGAAAGATTTGTATCTGAACAAGATTATAATGATTTAGAAGATATTTTACCACAAACACCATTAGCTGATTCAGTTCCTATTTTAAAAAGATCTGATATTAAAATAAATGAAATAATGTTATTTACTAAATTAAAATATCAAGATATGATTTGTCCTACCAGAAATATTACACTTGGTATTGATACATCTAGTTATCTTGTTACTGATATTATTCCTGCTGGTACTATCGTAGATGTTGATGGTGAAGATTATGAAACCTTATTTACTTTACAACCTCAGTATTTAGAAAATTATGTTCAATATCAATATATTATTAATGAAATAAATACCACTCCTGTACTAGAAATTAATACTGATTATTCTCAATATTGTTATATTATAATGACTAATGTTAATTATAAAAAAAATAATGATGAATTTATTGTTACAGCACAAATTACTGAAATTCCTGATGAAGTTACTGATTTTGAATGTACGTTAATTACTGATTGGGATGGTAGACATTATCCTATGACTTTAAATATAGATGTAAGTGGAGCACTTGAAAGTTTTACATATATATTTCCAAGCTATTTAACTATTCCTTTAAATAAACAAACCTTTAGATTTAATATTACTGGGATGTGGAATGGTGAAAGAAAACCTATTTCTACTTATGTTGCTAATACAATAGTTAGGAAAAATTTAGATGATTTTATGATGAGTTCAATGACAGTTAATTCACCTACTCAATACCTGATACATAATGTACCTGTTATTAGACATTCGTACTTTGCAGATGAAGATATAAATAGACCTTTATTTGAATTATTAACTTTACAAAAATTAATATATAATATTGACATTAATAGTAGAAAAATGTTAACAGATTTTATTAATATTAAATTTTCAGATACTACTGGTAAATTAAATAATATGAAATACAATACTCCTACCAAAGGAAATGTTATTTCAAAAACTCAAACATTAGTTCCTTCAAGTCCTTTAAATGAACAACAATGGCTAGTTAATGGTACTGAAGATCCTTCATGGTTTAATTATAAAAATTATATAGCAATTTGGTATGATGTAGGAGGGTGGACTTTTATTAAACCTTCTGTTAATGATAGTGTTTATGTAATAGATGAAAATAAAAGTTATGTTTATACTTCTTGTGAATGGATAGAACCTATTTTTGATATTCCTTTTGAAGTTAAAGCTATTGTTACAAAAGATCCTAATTCTCCTATCTCTAGTTCTATTTTAATTGAAAATATTAAAAATGCTTTATTAAATACTTTTGTAACTAAATTTGGTTTAGATAGAGATATTGATAAGTCTGAAATACTTTCTGTTATTAGAAGTGTTGATGGCGTAACTTATGTAAAATTACAAAAACCAGAGATAGATATTAGATTTAAGTTTAATGTAGAAGATCTTACATTAAATACATTACTTGATTATACTCCTCAATTAGTTGCTTTTACATATGATAATATAACAATTTCAATTAAAGAAGAGTAATATATTATGTATATAGTTGAAAAATTTTTAAATGAATTTGTAGGTGTTCTTTCTTATTATACTTATAAATTAGTTTCATCAGATAAGACAATTGTAGTTGATGAAGCAAAATTCATATCTGGTGAGTCTAATATTTTATTAGTATGTGGTCTTTCTCATAAGATTTCTAAAACAGTAGGTAAAGATTTTGCAATGAAAAATAATGCTACTTATATTGATTTAGATATTATATGGGAAAAAGTACTTGAAGATAAAAGCGGTGATGAACTTAAAAATATGTCAATATCTACAATACAATCATTAAGTCAAAATATTATGAATATGATACTTAAAAAAGTAGGTCATAATAAAGTTGTTATTGAAGGTATAGCTATTTTTACTGGACCTCCTAATTTTTGTAATATGATTATATCAAAATATCCTTGTGTATTTATTTCCACTTCCATTATATCTGCTGCAATGAGAAAAGTTCTTACATTAATTAAAAATAAAAAAAATTTCTTTTATATTTTAAAAACTATATTTGTTAATAATAGACAGTTATTTAAATTACTTCAGCATTATAGAACCCAAAAAGCTGCTACTGGTAGTGGTGAAATTACTTTAGTAACTTGGAAGTAAATTATTAAAGAAAGGTTTGTAATAAAATGATCAAATTATCAATGAATGGGTTTGAAGTTAATAAACAAGATGGGATTATGTTACGTAGGTATATTGAAAATATAAGTGGGAATGTTTTAGCTCAGATGAGTAAAGATTGTTATTATCCAAGAGTAGCAAGTTTTTTTAAAGAACTTATGCATAAAACTAATACTAATGAAAAATTACTTAAAGATTATTCAAAACATAAATGGCCAAATTATAAGTTTAGACTTTTACATGATCCTTATACCACTTTATTAATTCTTATTATTCAATATTTTCTTAATGAGAAAAAAGATGAAGTTGGTGCTATATGGACTTTTAATTACTTTGCTTTAAGAACTTATTCAAATTTAATGTTTAGATATATTAAACTTGGTTGTAATTCTGATTATTGGCGTTTTGCATTAGAGAATCTTTCTCATTCTCATATATTTAAACAAAAGAAGACCATTGGTAATAGTGTACTTTATTATTCTACTCAAGTTTATAAAATATATAAACCTTACCTTATTAAAGATGATCCTGAAAAAATTAAAGATTGTATTCTTTCTATCAGAACAAGAATTAATCAATCATTAAGATCTTTTTATAATAAATATTATTCTGCAAAAGATGAACAAGAAAAAATAAAATCAAAATCTGAAGATGAAATTTATAATGATAAGTCTTTTGAAAATAGTGTTCTTAATTTTTCAAATAGAGTGTCAAAAGATATTTGTGTTTATGGTAAAATAAATAGAGAAGCTATTTATCAATCTAGACAAATTACCAGGTTTAATAAGTTATTATCTTTAAAATATATTGAAACATTAAAAAATTCAGATATTTCAGATCAATTAGAAGTATTGTTTGTCCTTATGTTTAAAGGTCTTAATAATACTAAACAAGTTTGTTCTGTTCAATTCCTTGATCATATTAAAAAATTAATGTCCGTTAAGACTAGTACTAAGCCTGTTTACTTTAAAAAGAATTTAATTATTCTTCATGATACTTATATAATTCCTAAACTTGATTTGACTAAATGGTTTAATGAAAGATCTGTTCAAACTAAAAAAGTTTCTAGAGATTATCTCGCTTATTATCTTGCTTTGTTTATTAAATCATATATTTGTTGAGGAGATCTTTTTATCCATTCTTTCTTTTTTATATTGAAAGAGTATATTCTATGAGGTTCCTATATAGCTTTCAGTGATTTTAAATTACTTTTTCTAATTCTTTTAATTTATTTGCTGAATGATCACAATATGAAGCTGAATCATTTAAATTTTGTCTTGCAGTGTCAATATAATTTTCTCGTGATGTTGGATCTGATGAAGCTAATGAATGGTTTATATTAATACCTGCTTCATCTGCATATTGTTGTGCTAATTCCGCAGCATCTGCAGCTTCCGAAGCTAATTGTTTTGCTTGTTGATCTAATTCAGCTGCTTCTTCTAAATTAGTAGCCAAACTTTTTGCTTTTGTTATTTTTTCATTTGCAAGTAAACTTTGTGCTAAAGCTTCATCTGCAAAAACTTTAAATGATGCAGGATCATTTATTGAATTTCTTGCTTCTTCTAATAATGCAGTTGCTGATGACATATTACTTTTTGCATCTTCTAATAATCCTTGACCTCTATTTGCAATATCTCTGTTGTTATTTTTTAATATATCTTTTTGTGTTTTAATTGAATCATTTATCCTACCATCTGTATTATCCCTATTACTTTCCGTTATATTTTTTCCATCCTTTGTAAAAAATCCTCCTGCAGGTTGTGTCCCTACTTCAAATGAACTATCATGTATTTTTTTAAGTCCTCCCCATGCAGTATAACTTGATGGTGTTATGTTTTTTCCTGTTCGTAATTCTTTTATGTAATTTGTAAGTGTTGGTAAATCATGTGCTTTTTCATCAACTTGATCAGTATTTAACATTACAGAATATAATATCCCTAGATCGAGCTTAACATCCACAATAGACGGTCGTTGATTATACCCGAATACATTATCATCCCCACCCTTAACTACTGAAATTGATCTAATATAACCAGCATAGGAGTTAATGACACCAGTCATTTTAAAATAACACATATAAGGCCAAGTATATGTCTGACCATCTTTTGATTTAGGAACAACAAATAATAATAAGGAAGCAAGAGGACCAACTATCCTAACATCCATTGCATTACTATCACCAGGTGTTAAACAATACAATCTTATATTACATGAATAATTAGGAGAAAAGTCTGTAGACTTCCATACATGCGCTAAATCTATTTTAGAACCAGTAGCCAGATTTGATAATACATCTGAAGCACCTTCACCAGCTACTTTATCAATAACACCTTTCATTTGTCCTACCTTTTTTTCAGCACCTTCAACTAATCCTTGTAACATACCACCTTGTTCTTTTGCCCATTTAGTAATATCTTGTATACCAGTACCACCTGTTCTAAAATTCAATTCACCTATTCCTTGACTTGCTACATCTGTAAATTTTGTTAATACTGATTCACCAAAAGTATTATTAAATTGTTCTGTAGGAGGATTTTGTGCTAAACAAGCAAACTGTATTTTACCTTGTCTTGCGGGATATACAAAATCACCTAGTTTTTTTAAATCTGCAGCATAATCTTCCCATGCTTTTTTTAACCTATATCCTTGTAATGAAATTGCCCATTCAGGCATAGCAGGCCATACTTCAAGTATTTGCATTGAATCTTTAACTAAATCTTCGTGAATGAATTGCTGAGAACCTGAAGTTGTATCAACTTCATTTGCAATAGGTGGTAATCCTATTATATTATTTAATGTTATATCACCCATATTAAATTAACCCATCCCCTTTTAAGATTTTTGATATCATATTAGGAGATGAACTATCTCCACCATTATTAGTAATATTGGTTTGTGTGCTAGTACCACCTTTACTATTTGATACATTTGTAGTTGATATTAATACTGCGCCTTTTGCAGTAGTTTTTGATATATCTTCACCTGTTTCTTTTGTAGCTTGTATTTGTTGTTTTGATAATTTAGATTGTACTTTTGCTTTAAGTACTTCTTTATTTGCTTCTCGTTGTTGTATTTCTTGTGCATTTACTTTAGAATCATTAATAGGTGTAACTTTATTTTCACCAGATTTACTTATATATTTTTTACGTTTTAATAATGCTGGAATTTGACGTTTATTATATGTTGAGAAATTTTTAGGTATTGGTGTTATTGATTTCCCAGCTTGAATTTCTTTAAAACGTTGACGTAATAATCGAATAGTTTTATGTTGAAGTTCAGGAAAGAAATTGATGAATTCTTCTAATTCATCTGGATCATCTATACCCGGATCATTTATTAATTGATTATATGCAAATAATAATATATCTCTATGTTTATTTGCTTTCTTTATTGATGTGCTATATGGTGACATCATATATGAACGCCAATAAGATGCTCTGGATGATAAAACTTCTGCTAATAATTCTTTCTTATTTAATACTTTTTTATTTAATACTTTTTTAGGAGTTACTCCTATTTTCTTTTGTTGTACTTTCTGTTTATGTATATCTAATGTTTTTCCTTTAGGTAATGTTATTGTAGGAGCTCTATTAGCCATATTATCTAAAGTATTTTTAACTGCATGAAATCCTTTACCAAAAGTATCTGCTATAATACCACCTTTTCCTCCTATTGGATCTCGATAAATCTTACCTTTTGAAGCTGCTTTTTTAATATCACTTGAATGTTGTGAACTTGATATATGAGGAGATACACCCTTTATAACTCTATTAAAAGGATTTAAAAATATTTCATCAAATATGGAAGCTTTCCTTATTACTTTTTTATTTTTCCAATATTCCATATCTTCTGCTGCTCTTGTTTTAACCATTGCTTTTAATAATGAAGGTTTAAAACCATATTTATTTTTTAATTGTTGTTGATATTTTATATATAATTTTTGATATTGAATTACATAATCTTCATTATTTTTTAATGTTTCACTTATTGCTTTTGTTTTTGCTTCTTTTTTACTTAAATTATCTTTAATGTATTTATTATATCTTACTTTATATTCTTGTAACATTTCATCAGAAAATGGTATTCCTGCAATAAAATTATTTTTACTGTATACTGATGATAACATATCATTTCTTATTTTATGATTTACTTTAATACCTTTCTTTTGATTTATTTCTTTTTGTTTTTTAATTCTATCATATAGTAAAGTTTTCATTGTACTTGCTGTATTAATTGCTGTACTTGCTACTCGTTTACTTCTTATAAAGTTTTCTTTACTTAAATCACCTGTTTTACCAAATCCTTTTTCATTTGGTACTCCTACTAATGATCCAGTCTTTTTAGGATTAGTTAAGAATTTTTTCCTTAACCATTCTGCAGCTGTTGAACCTACAAATGGTATTTTTTCTACTAATGATATTATAGCACCAAATATTGAATCTTTAAATGATGTAAATAACTTAACAAAAGAAAAGTCTTTTATTTTCTTTAAAGCTTTATCTGCAGCTTTTTTCATTAACGTAAATGGTAACTTTATTAGTCTCCATGCAATTCTGAATGGAATTGATGCTAAATTAGTTATACCTTTTGTTATATTCCATCCTAACTTAAGTCCACCTTTTAAAGTTGCCCATACCAATCTAAATGGAGCTTTTATTACCCACCATGCAAGTGATATTAATTTCTTTGAAACCCATAATGCAGCTTTTGGTAAATTGATTATTCCTTTACCTACTGATTTTATTACCCACCACGCACCTTTTCCAATCATCTTTATTAATGAAAATAATTTTTTACCCATCCATAGTTCAAATTTAAGTATTTTTTTCCCACCTGCAAATACTTTATCTACAAATTTTTCAGGATTTGTAAATGGTAACTTTATAAAATTCCATCCTGCTTTTAATACTTTCCATATTAATCTAAATGGAAATGTTACGAATTTCCATATTCCTTTTATTAATTTTTTTAATCCTTTCCATACTCCTTGTAAAGATTTTGCAATATTTTTTCCTCCTAAAAATCCTAATAGTCCACCTGCGATTGTTCCTATTGCTCCTCCTATCATAGTACCTACTCCAGGTACTATCATTGATCCTATTCCGGCACCTATTGTTCCACCTTTTAATGCACCTTTTGCTGCGCTTTTTATCCCACCTTTAGTATTACCACCAAAAAATCCTCCTAATCCTGCAGTTACTTTTTCAGATAATAATACTTTTTCACCTTTCTTTTTATCGTGAATAGCTCTTGCATTTTTTGATGCTGACATCATATCAGATAATCCCATACCAGCACCAGCAGAAATCGCCAGAGGACCAGCAAACTTCATCATAGGAGAAAGTTTAGATAGTCTCCCACCATTAGTAAACAGACCAGCTATTTTTCCTTTTAAACCTCCCATAACGCTTAATCCATTACTTGCAGCAAGTGTTAAAATTGCATTACTAAGAAGATTTATACCTTTCAAGAAAACATCTTTAACAAGACCGAAACCAAAAGCTAACATTGAAAAGATATTATCTTTCATCGTCTTAAGTTTAAACCACCTATTATGCCGACTTACCTTTTTCCAGTGGTAACGTTCTTTTCTTTGTTGTATTCTTGTATCATGATATTCTTTTTTATTAACTTTATATATATTGGTTAATATACTAATGATTTTATTATTTTTTTCTGCTTCATTTTTAACAGCAGAAGAAGTTACAACTTTTTCACCTTTATGTAATATAGCTAAACCAGTATGTTTAATGAACTTATTACCAGTACCTGAAGCAAACTTCGGAATATTATTTCGATTTAATTTATCAAATAATATATTTTTACCTTTAGTATATAAGTTTTTAGCTTTTCCTTTAAGACGATTTAAATATTCTTTATTTTTAACCCAACTAATTCTTAATCTTTTAATTGCATCTGCTTGATCTTTCTTTTTCTTAATATCTTCTTCAGCTTCTTTTATCCATGCATTTCTTATTTTATTTGCAGTAGATTTAATTAACTTCCAACTAAAACCAAATACACCACCTGCAGCACGTTTACTTTGTGCAAATTGAATAGCTTTTACTAATTGTTTTTTATTAAGTTTTGCAAAACCTTTAATACCAAGTTCAGAAGCTAATTGTCTTAAATCATTCATATGTTTCTGTTCTAGTATATCTGCAGGTGTAACATACATTTTTGTAACCCAACGTTTCTTAGTCTTCTTCCACCACTTTAATTGTTTATCCCACCATTCACTTGAACTTTCTTTAACTAATTTTGAAACAACATTTAACCATGAACCTTCTTCTTTTTTCATCTGCTTTAATTTTTTAATATAATTACCAATTCTACGAGGAGTATTAATAACCCAACTAATAGCATCAATTGTAAGTGTAGGTAAAGTATAACGTAAAAAAGAATAAGCTTTACGAGCACCAATAGCAGCTTTTTGAATTTTATCCAATCCGAATTTACTAATAGGACCAAGTATTTTAGTAACAGCAAACTTTGGAATATCAATTACAGCAAACTCTAAAGTCCTAACAGCCATTTTAATAGGTGCGGAAAGAACATTTAACATTGCAGTAGTACCTAATTTTGCTAATCCTTTTTTTGCTAACCATTTCGGTAAATCATATGCAAATGTTTTTGCTAACCAGAAAGTACTTTTAATGGTACTAGTAATCATATATTTTGGTAAAGACCATAAGAAGAATTTGGTAGTACCACCTAACATAGAAAGAGGAGTATCAATAAGTAAACGTTTCATTACACGTTGTACTTTTTCACCTTTCTTTAAACTTCCCCATTCTTTAACATCACTTTGTAATGTAGCTGTACCTTTTTGTAATCTATTACCCATATCATTTTTAGTAGAAGTTACTAATGTCTCAATATCTTTTAATGCAGACTTCTTATATTTTTTTTCAGCTAATGCTTCAATCATACGATTTTTTGATTCTGCAGCAATAGCACGTGATATTTTTTCATTTGTCCAATTAGGTTTAACTTCAACATTATGATCAGCTGCAATTTTTAATAAATCTTTTTTCCTTTTAAATCTTTGTAAAGATTTAAATCTTTGTTCATCAGCACCTTCTAATTGTTTTTCTGCTAATTTATGAGCACCTTTTTTAGTATAAAAACCTACTTGATCTGTAAAATTAGCTAATTTAGCTTTTGCTGCATACGCTGCCGGTAATATCTTTTCACCTTTATGTATAATAGCAGCACCAGTTTTTTTAACATCTCCACCAGAAGCAGCTTTAGGAAGTTTATCTTTTATTTTATTAATTATATTATTAACACCTTTTGAAGTATCTGGTGCTACATCTTCAAAAGATTTTTTAATAGTTGAAATCAAAGCACCTATAGAAAGACCTATTCCTCCCATAGACATATCTGGTTCATTACCTTTACCAAAACCACCTTCCCAACTTTCTCTTCCTTTACTCTTTAATAATTTTCTCCACCATTTAGCACTTGAATCCATATAACTTCTTAATGCTACATATATAGAAGAAGTATTTGCTACAATATCAGTTAAAGGAGAACCAGTACTTTTTAATTCTTTAAAATATTTTGCTCCTAGTTTAGGTTTTGCTTTACCTTTTTTCTTATTAAAAAAATCAAATATTTTAAAACCCCATTGTCCCATTCTAGTAACAGATCTTAATAAAGGATTTCTACTTAGTACTGTATTAAATGAATGTCCTATACGATCTGCTAAAGTAGTATCTTGCTTACCTAATTTTTTATTAATTTGTCTTAAATATGCAGCTGAACGAGCACTATAATCTGCAATTGATTCATTATCTTCTCCACCAGCAGTAAGAAAAGCCCGAAGTGCTCTACCTGCAGTTCCTAATTCACCCATCTGGGCAACTTTAATTCCTTTATCATAACCCGGTAA